GCCGCTTGGGGTCGCGGTTGGCGTTGGCGATCAGGGCGCAGATCAGCGACGTGTGCGCCCAGCGTTCGCGCCCCAGGCCCTCGGCCATCCACAGCAGTTGCCGCAGCGTCAGAGGCCGGGGGTCGACGCCGATGGACCCGGCGATGCGCCAGACATCGCCCCACGGATCGTGGCCTCGATGTCCAGGGCGTCGATCCGCGTCTCCACCGCCGTCACCGCCGCCTCGATCATGGCCATCTGTTTGGCGACCGCCTTGGCCCGGTCGTTGCGGCCGCGCGACCGGAAAAAATCGATCATCTCCTCGTAGAACGCCTTCTGCGCCGCCAAGAGCGTCTGGCCGTCGAAGGCCGCCCGCACGTCGTCGGCAGTCACTTTGTGGGCCTCGAACTGCCCCTCGAGCAGGGCGCAGAGCACCTCGCCCAGGAGCAACTCGTCGGTGCCCAGGCGCGTCAGCAGCGGTGGATCGCCCGCCTCGGGCTGAAGCAGGTCGATGTCGAGCTTGGCCTTGACCTTCATGGCCGTGCCAAGGTTGAGTGTAATGGTCCAGGTCCGACCCGCTGCATCCGTAAACATCTTCATCCGGCCACCTCCACCCATTCATCGAAGACCGCGAGCTTGGCTGTCACCGAGACGGTCACACCTTCTTCCAGCGGCTCGTTGCGGCTGAAGTTGGTGATGGAAAAGTCGCCCAGCGGACCTTCCGTGCCCGAGGCCGACCGATCGCCGGTGAGCACCGCCAGGCGGATCGTGCCGGCGGTCAGAAATGCGTTCTTGATCGCCTCGAAGCCGGCATCGCCCGGCTTCCAGAGCATCTCGAACTCGGCGGTGCATTCGCGCAGGGTCGGGGCGGTTGCCCGCCAGCCCTGGTTGGCGCGGGTAGTCACATCCGCCTCACCGGCTTCCAGCGTGAGCGTCACATCCTTGACGTTGCCCATCTCGGTCAGCGAGGACAGCTCCGATCCCGCCGGCCCCTGGTAAATCTTGGCGTTCATGCCCAACAGGAACTCTTGTGCCATTGTGTTTCGCCTCCGTGCTACGTGATGCTGCCTCGCCACATGGCGGGCAGTTGGGGTTTTTCTTTCTCGAAGGCCGGTCCCATGTAGGGCCGGGCCTGGTACGTCACACGTTTCTTCTTGCCACGTCTGACCAGCGTTGCCTTGCCGCCGTACTCCAAGAGCGGCGGCGCTTCGCCTCTTCCCTTCTGGTTCAGTCGCGTCGGGCCAATCACCACGCTCTGGCGCGCGGCGTCGTAGCCGAAGAAGATGAACTTCTTCAGCAACCCCGTGTGCGAACTGGGCGGCTGGCCCGGCGGCGCTGGCTTCTTGCGCTTGCGGATGCTGCTCTTGGCCGAGCGGCGCACGAACGCGCCGAACTTGCTGAGCACCCGCCGCGTGGCGGCATCCACCTTCGAGATCACCGCCTGGCGGTCGAAGAACATCCGCTTGATGTCAAAGCCGATCATGGCTGTTTGCTTACATCCGCGAGCCTCTGGCGAACCATTTGCACCTTCGCCTGCACGGCCGAGGGTGTTGGCTGCGGCCCCAGTTCCTTGGGCCAGGTGATTCGCTCAATGCGCCCTTCGGCGTCGTAGTCCACATAGGTCTGGCGGCGCTTGGCGAAGGAGGCGTCGCGCTCGATGGCCAGTTCCCGCAGTGCCGTGGCCAGTTCCGGTTGCTCAAACTCACGCATGGCTTCAACTCCAGTAGGCCGTGATGTCGAAGAACGTGCGCGTCGGATCGACGGTGACGATGTTGATCAGGTGGCCCTCGATCAGCCCGAACCGTGCCTGCACCTGGTCGCCGGGCTGCAGGATCGGCGTGGCCTCGACTTGGAGCGGCAGGGCCAGTTCGCCGCCTTCCACCAGGTGGTACAGGGCATCGCAGATGCCGACGGTGGTGATGACGCCGGATCGGATCACCTCCAGTTGCAGGAACACGTCCACCAGTTGCCCTTGGTTGGACTGCTTGTAGATGACGAACTGCGCCGAGAGACGGTGGCGGCCGGGACGGGCCGGACTGAAGCGTCCAGCAGTCCAGGTGCCCAGGCGCGGGTCGATCATCTGGTTGTAGAGCCCGCGTGAGACCGGATCGGGAACGGCCGTCTCGCTAAAGTGCGCGAAGGCATACGGCACCACGAACGTCGCGTACGGCGGCAGGTTCTGCCAGGACAGGCTCCCGGAAAAGACCGCCCGGCTGGTTCTGTCGATCGGCGTGTAGGGCATTACCAGGTCCCTCCGACGATGCTGATCGTGTCGCCGGGCGTGCCCTTGACGAAGACCGCGCCCAGGTCGATGGATCGAAAGCTGTGCCACTCGCCGGCGATCCAAGGCACTTCCGAGCCGTCGTCGCCCTTGAAGATCACCGCTGCGGCGTTGCCGGGTGAGCAGGAGATGGTCACCGATCCCACCAGCCGCTGACTGGCCAGCGGCTGATAGTCGGCGGTGACGGTAATCGTGCGCATGATGGTGTTGTTCATGGCTTCCTCTACTTCAGCGCCCGGTAGCTGACCGTTAGCACGCTGGTGAAGACACGCTGCTCGGCCAGGTGCTCGGGGGCATAGACTGGCTCGTTGCTGATCGACACCCAAGAGGCGAACGGTGCGGCACCCAGCGGCCGGCGACGCAGGTAGTCGGCAATCTGGTCAACGAGAGTGCTCAATGCTGCCACCTCTGAGTCGAGGTCCTTGCCGAGCTTCTTCTGCACGCCGATGTCGACTGCGATCTCGTACTGGCTGGCGCTGCGTGTCGAGCCGGTGATCTCCACACGCTTGGGCACCACGGAAACCTTCAGATCCGCCAGGTCGGCCAGGTCAAACTCCGGCAACACCCGCCGCACGGCGGTGAAGCTCGGCGTGAACGTGCCTGGCGGTGCCGCATTCAGTTCGGCAGTCACGGCGTCGGCGATGTCGATGACCAGGCTCATGCGTCACCCCGTAATCCAGGTGATGATTCCCGACGTGGCGGCGGTGATACCCGCACCCACGATCAGCCAGATCAGCTTCGCCTGGCGCTTGGCATCCTGCTCCAGGCGGTCCAGCCGCACGTTGATGCCGGGATGGCCATTGCCGCGAATGGCTTCATCCAGCCGGTCCAGCTTGCGGTGCAGTTCCGCAAACTGGCGCTCGCAGGCGATTCGGAAGTCGCTACTGACAGTCGAGTCGCTCACGTGTCCGCTCCGATGTCCTTGGTGTGAATGCGGTAGGTTTGGCGGTACGGATCGCTCCAGCGCCAGCAGCCTTCGCCGCCCAGGTTCACGACCTCGTATCTCCGCCCGTTGGCCGCGATCACGTCGCCGGGTTCCGGCTCGATGCCCGGCAGCGCGTCGGCGAGGATCAGAAAGTCCCACACCTGGGCGGTGATGGTCAGGCCCGACTCGTCGGCGACCTCAAAGCCGGTCTTCCCGAAGGTCGCATTGACGGTCCAGAACTCCGGCGGCCTACGGTACTCGACCGGGCTGGAGCAGTGCGCCGTGCGCATCTGCTCCAGCCACTGCGAACCTTGGCGAAGCAGGTCGGACACGATCACTGCTCCAGCCGCACCCGGACCGTCGCGTCAGCGTCGGCGGCAGCACGGACAGCCTTGCCCAGGTACTTGTTGTCGTCCGCCGTGGTGGTGGCCTGTTGACTCAGGGCGTCCCAGTACACCTTCGCCCCGGCGGCGATGGCCGTGCTGCTGCGCGGTTCAACCTTCACGTTATACGGCGGGTCACACGCCAGAAGGTCGATGCGTTCGCCGTCCAGGAGCCGGTCCAGGTCCTCGACGCTGCCGCTGTCGCCGCACATGAGCCGGTGGTTGCCCAGCACCCAGATGTCGCCCTTCTGCGTGACCGGATCGTCGGGCGGTTCGGGGATCGAGTCTGGATCGGTCAGCCCCTCGGCGATACCCATGCCCTTGTTCAGTAAGCCGGTAAGCTCCTCGTCATCGAATGCCAACAGGTTCATGTCGAAGCCGCCCTCGCGCAGTTCAGCGAGTTCGATAGGCAGGATGTCCAGATCCCAGTCCGCCAGCTCGCCCGACTTGTTGTCCGCGATGCGGTACGCGCGAATCTGTTCCGGCGTCAAGTTCGTGGCCACATGCACCGGCACCTTGGCCAGACCGAGCTTCTTTGCCGCCTTCCAT